ATAAAAGCGAAATAGCAAAGATTAACGATAATTACGCACGAAAAAATATAAAATTTAGATTTTAAATAAAGAATTATGAAAAATAAAAGTACAATGTTATTAGTAGGTATTGGAGTAGCTTATTTATTATACCGATTATACAAAAAAAATTCAATGGCACCAGTTACTACAACTGCAAGTCCAAGTCCAACCCCAACAATATTAAAAGCTGATACTGAACAAATTATATCAAATGGAGTGCCTAATCAATTTTTAGTAGATAAAGTAAGAGATGAAGCTATTTATTATGAAATACCTAATACTTATCAAACTTTTTACGCAAGAGGAAATAATTTAGCTGGTGCAATATCAAAAGTACCATCTACTTGCTAACATTTTTAACCTTTAAATAAAATAAAATGAGCAATTTTAATATAAAAGCTGGATATATAACTTATGATGTAAACTTTATAACTTATGATGCTAACGGATTTATAACAAGTAATTGCAATAGTATTACTTTTATTAATTATGGTTCTAATGTAGTTACAATAGAAAGCGTTGTATTACAACAAAATCAAAGTTTTTCAATAGACGGAAACGCTGGCGAAATAATGAATAAGCAATTTTTAGCAACCTTTACTGGTGCTGGAACAAATAATTTAGTTACAATAAAGAAAAACTATATCTAGTGAGTAATATTAGCGTAGATTTTGATGTGTTAAACCAAAGGGGTAGCCCAGCTTGGTTTACTGATACTTTTGCCAATATACCTACTGCTGGCTTTGTAGGTCGTATGTTTATTTCAAAAGATACTTTTGCGTTTTATAGAGATACTGGTAGTGGGTGGGATTTAATTGGTGGGCCAGGCATTGGTACATTAACTGGTAGTGGTGTAGTAGGGCAAGTATCATTTTTTAATGGTACCCAAGTTATTACTGGTAACAATAATTTATTTTGGGACAATGTTAATAGTAGGTTAGGAATTAATACAACGACGCCGGGTGCACCTTTAGATATTCACGCTACTGGTACTAATGCACAATTTAATGGTACTGGTACAAATAATGCTTATTTAGTATTTCAAAATGCTGGATCTAACAAATGGCGTATAGGCAATAATTATAATGGTGGTGCTAATAGTTTTGATTTATATAATAATACAACTACAAGTACAATTTTTTCAGTTAATTCTAATGGTACATTTACATTATCAACAAGTTTATTTGCTAATTTTGGTATTGCTTTAAAAGATGTATCAGGCGTAAATAGTAATGGAAGTTTAGGTTTAGGTAGTACTGGTGCTGGTTTAAGTCTTGGAATGAATGTTACTACTACAAATTATTTTGTATTGCCTACATCAGTAGGATATTCATATACTTTTCCAGCAACTACTGGTACAATAGCTTTAACAAGTAATTTAAGTAGTTACGTACCTTATACTGGTGTAACGCAAAGTGTAGATTTAGGTATTAATGATTTAAGTTCAAGATATTTAATTGCAAATGGTAATAGTACTGCTTCAGGAATATTAGCTTTAAAAATTAGCAATACTGTAACTGCTACAAGTGGTTATGGAACAATAGGTGCTTTATCAGGTCAACAATTTGCATTTGTATCTTATCTTGCAAGTAATTATGATAAAATTGCATATTTAAATTTAAGTGCATTATCTGATAGTACACCTAGAGTATTTACTTTACCAAATGCAACTGGCACCTTAGCTTTAACAAGTGATATTACATCTGCAATAAGTGGTACTACAAATAGGCTTGCAAAGTTTACCAGTACAAATGTTATTGGTAATAGTATGGTAAGTGATGACGGCACTACTTTAACCAGTACTGGTGCTACAAGGTCAAATTTTTATATAAAAGCTGCAAACAATTCGGAATATGGGCAACTTGCATTCACAAATGGTACAAACGCATTAAGCGGAGGTATAAGCTATAACAATAGCAGTCAGTATATGCAGTTTGAAACAAATACAAGTGAGTGGATGAGATTGAATAGTAATGGTAATTTTTTAATAGGAACTACAACTGATAATGGTAATAAATTACAAGTAAATGGAACTGGATATTTTTCAGGTAATGTAGGAATTGGTGTAACTACTCCAAGTTATAAATTAGATGTCGCAGCACCTGGTAGTCCATCTGCAAGAGTTAGAAATAGCGATTTAGGTGGAACTGCAACTTTATTATTAGAAACTGCAAATAACTTTAGCGGTACTTGTCAAACTTATGTTAAATGTATTGGTGCAGTAGGTAGTGGTGTTTCAGATTTAGCTTTTGGAACTGCGGGTGCAAGTGGTGACGCAACTGCAGCTGAAAAAATGCGTATTAGTTCTGCTGGAGTAGTTACAATAACTAATTTAGGAACTGGTGCCGTTACATCAACGGCTGGAGTATTATCTGTTACTTCTGATATGTATTTAAAAATAGAAGATGGATTTATAGATAATGCTTTAGAAAAAATATTAAAATTGACTCCTAGATATTTTTATTGGAAAAAAGAAAGTGGTCTACCTATTGATTTAAGACAATTAGGATTTTATGCTCAAGAAGTTAATCAAGTTTTAGGAGAAGAAGTATCAAATACACCAAAAAAAGAAAGTGATAAATGGGGTATTTATGATAGAGGTATAATTGCTATGCTAACAAAAGCTATCCAAGAATTAAACCAAAAATTAATAAATAATAATATAAATTAATATGAAACAAATACAAGCAGTATCTATATGGTTTAACGGACAAGTGGTACAAGCTACTATATTTAATTTAACAAGTATTAATGATAATTTAATAGATAGTGCTACATTTTATTGGCAATTATTTGATGCTACAAATATACAAGTAGCACAAGGCAATCTAACTATGGGTAATTCTAATTATACAAATTATTCTAGTAGTTCAGATTCTAACGAATACGCTTACCAATGGGGTGCAACACAATTAAATTTAACCTTAGTTTAATCAAAACAATATAATATGGAAAACCAAAAAGCCCTAGAATTAATTAAAGCCTTAATTGATGAATCAATTAAAAAAGGTGTATTACTAAACATTGATACGGCAGTACAAGTCGCAGAAGCGTTTAATACAATCGTAAAGGCAATTCAAAACAATGATTCTAATGAATCAGTAATTTAATTGAAATGACTGAAAAAAATGGTATAAGTGGGTCGATTGCTAGTGTAGGTACTTACATATTAAGTATTAACCAAATTAACGCATATATGTCGTTATTTTTGGGCTTACTCTCTGGTATTAGTTCCATTTATACCATTTTATATTTTTACAATTTAAACAAAAAGAAAAATGAAAAATAAAAAAACTACAATATTTGGTTTATTAGCTGCAATTAGTGGCTATTTTGCTACGGCTGGTACTGGTAAAGTTCAAGTTATTGCTCAAGCAATAGCTGGTATTAGTACATTTTTATTAGGTGGAGTGGCAGCTGATTCTAAAAAAGATAATTAATTGACTATATGGCTAGTAATAAAAAAGTATTAGCTACTTTAGTTATATCAACAATAGTAATATATATGTTACGTAAACGAATAGCTACGGCTTTAAATAATACCCCTTTTGCTTTAGTTAGCGACAAGCTATTTAATGTAATAGCTAGTTTAGAGGGGTTTGTTGCTATACCTATTTGGGACTATATGCAATATAGCGTTGGTTACGGAAGTGGCTATAATTGGGACTTAAAAAGACCAGTTATTAAAACTGATGTAATTGACAAAGAAACGGCTAAAAAGTGGCTATTATTGGAAGCCCAAGATAAATACGATTTTGTAAAAAGTAAGGTTAAAGTACCAGTTACCGATAACCAGTTATTAGCTATGGCTAGTTTTACTTATAATGTAGGCGAAAATGCTTTTGCTAATAGTACACTACTAAGATTGCTTAATGAGGGGGTTAGTAAGGACAAGGTAGCCCTACAATTTGATAGGTGGGTATATGCTGGGGGAAAGGTTAGTAGTGGCTTAAAAAAGCGTAGAATAGCTGAAAAGCAATTATTTTTATCATAGGGGGGTTTTTGCATAGTATAAAGGTAGAGGGGGTATTTTTATACCCCTTTTTTTATGTATATGCGTTCTACATATAATCTAGTGGTTTTTTCGTACAAATTAAAATACTCGGCATCTAGGGTTCTAGCAAAAGTTATAAAATTATTAATACTAGAAATATTATGATATTTACGAACTGGCTGGATATTATCCTTAAAAAATACAATAGCACTATACAACTTTTTAGCCATTTTTAAGGGGTTTATCGTTTATAGCGAAGTATCTAACATTGTCTTGGGTAACTGCCCTAATTTTGCGTTTTACTACCAGCGGTGCAACTGCTCGTAATATAGTAAATCTTTGCCATTTTGTAATGTCTTGCAAATCTTTTAAACTTACTACTTTGCGTTCTAGAATGATAAAATAAATTTTTGTCTTATTTGTCATAGTGTTATATTTGTAGTGAAAAGTGTTAGAGTAGGCAATCATTGTCTATTTTATAGTCAGCGAGAAGTCAGCCTAAAAACTGGCTTCTCGTTTTTTTATGACTACAAACTAACCATTAGTATCGTTTTATTTTTGAATTGTTAATTATATGCTCTATAAAAGCTATAAACATTATATACATAGCAAATAATATAGCTAGTGGCATTAATACAAATATTAAATAAAGTCTTTTTAAAATTGTCATATATCCTTGTTTAATAGTTTATAAAATAATTTTTTCGCTAATTCCCATATAATTATTGTTAATATAATTGTCATAATATTTTATAATTGTTTTTATTATCTTTTACAATATAGTTTTTATTTATCCACAATTTAATTAAGTTTTTTGCATAGGCTTTACTGGTGGCAGTCCTTTCAATAATTTCGCTAGATATATCATTATAGGGCATTGGCATAGTAACTATTTGATGCAATAATCGTTTACTTTCAATTTCATCTAAGTCGGTAGCTTTTTTTCCACTATTCTTTGCTTTGTCGGTTTCAGTTTGCTCAAATATGCCGTTAAAATTCATTAATGTAATAGGTTCAAAGTCGGAATCGCTACGCATAAAACGGCTGGATAGTACATAGGTATTTTTATCTTTGTCTTTTGTAATATCTAAAGTGGATTGAGCAAACCTATCACTAGCACTACCAATGTGTCCAGTAGTCATTAAATTGCTTTTTGACTGGTGCAAAACCGATATTAGCAATATATTATAATGCTTAGTTATCTTTTTTAGCCAGCTAGTTAATAAACTACTTTCTTTCTCATCATTGTAATTTACCAATAAATCAAGCAATCCGTCCACAATTAGTATAGAGCAGTCTAAATTAAGCTCTAAATAGCGTTCAATCATTAATTTAATGGCGTTGCTGGAATCTTCGCGAACTTGAAATGCGTCAAAATAAGGTGGTAAATCGTTAATTTGAGCAAATCCTTTAATTTTATTAATAGTCCTATAAAAGTCGTAGTCGCTACTTTCGGTATCAATTAAACATACTTTAGCCCTATTTTGGGGGGTATGCAATTTCATTGTGAAAATATCATAGGTATTAAATACGCTACTAATCATAGCACATATAAAGGTTGATTTACCAGCTTTAGGGTAACCCCGAAAATATACAAAAGTTTTGGAGTGAGCCGATATGTTTACCTTGTATGGTAAAAATAATGTTTTCCTTGCTAGGTATATAGTTGGGGTTGTATTTGCGTTTTTCTAGTAAATCATCAATGTTTATCTTATAGTCAGTATTTTCCACATTTATAAATTTTCAAGTAAAGCACAAACTAAAAATACAAATATTAGTATTAAAACTGCTTGTCCGTTAATGGTTGTAAATAACCATTTCGCTATTTTTATCATTTTCAAATGTTTTAGTTTTTTCTTCAATTTTGTTTAAAAAAGTAATTGCTTGTTCTATGCTAATATCCATTAATACTAAATCGTATTCTTCTATATTATTAGATATTTTAGCTTTGTAAATTTCTAGTGCAAAATGCTCAAACTTACTTAGACCAGGTATAGGTACCACTAAGCGTTTAAAATTATCTTGTAATGGTACTACTGGATAGGCTGGTTGAGTTAAATTATTCATTAGTAATAGGTTTTAATGGTTCTGCTTCGTAAATTTTGTAGTCGGGTTGCGTAGGCTTTACCTTATATTCATTTTTCCACATTGTATATAGTTTTCCTTCAATAGTAAAACTGATATAGGTTTTGCTATTTTTTGTGGTTTTGTCCCAAGCACCAATACTTGTTTTTTTTTCAGTTTCGTTTTGCATTTTTTTAAATTTTGAGTTTTTGCTAATAATAAAAAGTAATTCATAGGTTATTTAGTTAAATAGTCTATATGGCATTTTGCACTAGTTAAACTGCTATGCTCACTCATATCAATTTGAACAATATAAACTTTTGGTAATAAGTGGTCGTATAAAGTTTCAAAAATAACATAACCTAAATAATAAATTTTTTTCATTTTATAAATTTTTTAAGTGTTGGTTAAGTGAGGATATATCTTTATCAAATTGCTCAATGCTATCATCAATAATATTAATAATTTCATTAGGCAAATGAAATGGTAACATATCATTAGTAATATGCACCATTTTAATTTCTGCGTCATCAGTTGCAGTAAATAAAATTGAAACATCTCGGTACTGGGTTAATTTAAAAATTTCTACCAGTTTTTCTTTTTTGCGTGCAATTTTTTGGATTTCAAGCAATACGGCGTTGGTACTGCTCAACGATTTGAATTGAATCATTTTTGTAAATTTTATAGTCAGTAAAATAGAATAACGATATAAAATAAAGGATATTATATCAAACTACCAAAATAATTAATATAATATCTATTTTAAAGGTCAAAAGTGTTAAAATATATATGTTTTAGGGGTATTTCTGTTTTATTAGATTTCTTGTTGCGAGCTTATGCTCGGCAAAAGCAAATCTAATAAAAATAAAACAAGAAAAAGACATTTACCCGATTTTTTTTTCCACAAGCCTAAAAATTTAACATTTTAGGACGTTTTTAGGGCTATTTTAAGGTTTTGTAAACAAAAACAATAATATTTTGTTATTATAGTTTATTGTCTTAATTTTATGGCAATTAGATTTTTATGAACAAAAGAAATTGGTGGTTACTTCCAGCAACAATTATTGGTTATTTAGTTTATAAAAAATATGTACTAGCAAAAACTGTGTCAGTTTTTTTTAAGACAATAGATTTTAGTAGTATGTCATTATTGTACCCAACTATTAACATAGTAGTACAAGTAAATAACCCAACCGATATTACGGCAACAATACAAAATATTAAAGGAGATTTATATTTAAACAATACTTATATAGGTAATGTAATAGGAATAACGCCTACTACATTAGTAACTGGTAGTTCTATTTTAAGAATACCAGTAACTTTATCTTATACTGGTGTAGCATCTTTAATAAAAGGTCTAAGCACAAAAGGAATTAATTTAAGATTTAACGGAAGTATAATGGTTGATTTAATAGTATTGCCTTTAAATTTTGAGTATAATATATGATTAGTAAAAATATGGTGCTACAAAAATTGGCACCTTATACCAATTTTAAAAAAGTATTAATTGAGGACCAAAATACTGGCGATATTATACAAGGTATTTTAGATAATCACGATAACTATCAAAGTGAATACGACAAGATTAGTGAAATGTTTATCGACGATAATGAAGTAGAAACGGCAAAAAATGTTTTTGAATTTTTAAAAGATAATGTTCCCTATTATGTTGAGCCTATTGAAAAACAAACTTTAAGAAGTCCTAGTGCTATTATAAGTATTAAACAAGGTGCCGACTGCAAAAGTTACGCCAGTTTTATTAACGGCATTATGAGTTCACTCAATAGAAAAGGAATATTTAAAGTACCACTAGCGTATCGTTTTGCTAGTTATAGATATGATACAAGAGAACCCCAACACGTTTTTGCTGTATTATATCCTGGTACTAAAAATGAGGTATGGGTAGATCCCGTACTAAATAAATTCGACCAAAGAAAAGAACCAGTATTTATAAAAGATAAAAAAATAAAAATGGCACTAATAGCTATGTCAGGCACATCAACACAAGGTACGGCAACTTTACAAGAGATGCAAAATTACCGAGATAAATTAGTTAGTTTAAAAAACAAATATTTGAATAGTGGTTTTATTACGCCAGGAAGTCAAGAGGAAAACCAATATATTATGGCGATTGATAAAGTAACAAAAGCTATTCAATTTGCAAGTATTAGCGGAGTTCCAAATGTTAATGGAATATTTGATAGTCCCGACGAAGGCGGTATAGATTGGGGTAATATATTTGGAAAACTTATTGATACTGGTGCAAGTTTAATACAAAGAAATAACCAGCCTAGTGGTGGTATGTTTTTTCCTACTACGCAATCTACTATGCAACCTATTACAAATCAAGGTATTAATATTAATACATTATTATTAATAGGTGCTGGTGGTTTAGCTTTATATTTAATTCTTAGGAAATAATAATGGCATATTATACTAATAATATAGGTTATAAGCAAATGACAGCTATTGGAACCAAATTTATACCAATATATACTGGCGAACCAATATCATCAGTAATTGCTACTGCTGGTGCTACATTAATAGCGTCTTGGAATGACTGGTTTACACGCCCAGCGTTTGACGCAAATAGATTAATTAATAGTGTTAAACCACAATTAGCTAATAGTGATGCAAGGCAAAGATTAGCTTTAGTAATAGCTACTTCTCAAAAAATTAGTCCTAGAGCTAGGGATGTAGGTGCAGAAAAACTTTTTTTATGGTATAAAAATACATACAACGAAGATTATAAAACATTATCATTAGAAGATAAAGAGTATTATAATAAGTTTTTACAAACTGCAATACAAACGCAAGCTGACGGAAATAATTTTTGGGCTAATTCTCAAAGAGCAATGTTTACAAATTCAGAATTAAATTATAATGCAAATCCAGTACAAGCAATTACAAATACTGCAAGCAATATATTTACTAATTTAACAAAAAGTCCAAGTAGTTTAATTTTATATACTGGCATTGGACTAGGTTTATATTTAATATTAAAAAATAAATAATGAAAAAGGGAAATTTAATTTTTATCGTAGGGGGTTTAGGTTTATTGTATTATTTTTATATGCGTAAAAAAAATCCAATACCAGTTACTAAAACATTAGTACCAACTCAAACAAATGTAGAACCATATGTTTACCCAGCTGGTTTATTAGAACTAGACTTTGTTGCAAATGGAGTAGAAACTGCTCAATTATATCAAGGGCAATTAAGACCTATGACTGCTGCATATGCTCAAATGTATGCACCAAATCATTGGGCAAATACTAAAATAATACCAGATATTATATATAGAAGCATTCCAAGAGGTGCAGTATTAGACGTATAAAATTAATAAAATGACACAAGCACAAAAAACTGCAAAAGCAAAATTTAAGCAAGCTATTGCTTATAGACAAAAAACTGGCGTTTCTTTAAAAGAAGCGTTTGCACATATATACGGAAAAAAGAAAGTAGGTGCAGTTAAGAAAAAGTCGGCACCTAAAAAGAAAGTAGCTAAGAAAAAAGTAGCTAAAAAAGTTGTTAAGAAAAAATATAGTTTAAATAAAAAGAAAGATAAACTATACTCAGCTAAGAAACCAGGTAAGCGTTTAAGTAAAACTGGTAAAACTTATTACGAAAATAGAGAAAATCGTAGCGACAAAGGAAAGTTATTAGGTATTGAAAGTAATTTAAGTATGAGTTTAATTAAAAGACTTGAAGATATTAATAAAGAAATAGAAAAAAGGCAAGATGTTATTGCTAATGTAATACAAAATAAAACATATTTTGTAAATAAAAATGGCAAATCTTGGTATCCTAAATTTATGAAATTAGCAAAAGGTCATATTGCTGAATTGAAAAAACATAAAATAGAAATTAAAAAATTAGTTTAATAAAAATTTTCTCATAAACAATAATTAAAAATCAAACAAAATGGCAAGAAGAAAAAGAGCAACTAAAAAAAGTAGCTACCGCAGACGCAGAATGTCAGGCGTAGGTGCTATGGGTAGTCAAATTACTGGTGCATTATATACAATCGCTGGTGCCGTTGCTGCTGGGGCAGTAACAAAATTTTTACCCGCAACTATGAACGAAAAGCTAAAAGCAGCAGTTCCAGTAGTAGTAGGTATTATGTTACCTAAATATTTAAAAGGTAATGTCGGACAAGGTATCGGTGCTGGTATGGTAGCAACTGGTGGACTTAAATTAGTACAATCATTCGGCATTCTTAACGGAATCGGTGCTTATGGTGGTTATGCTGGTTATCAAGTACCGCAAGTAGCTGGTAATTATAACAACGCTGGTTTAATGGATACTAGCTATATGACGCCGTCAATCGCTGGTATGGATGAGGGGAATTGTTAATCTAACACTATTCACCTTTAAATAAAAATTTAATAAAAAAATAAAAATTAAAAAACAATGGCAACTCAAATGGGACAAAGAATGGTCTTTGAAAATGCAAAAGCATTAGTAAGAGGTCTAGGTTATAGCGTAGATCAAGCAGTTCTAACGCAATCTTATTTACGCAGTGAGGTAGCTTTAAGCACTTCTATTGCAAACTATCATTTACCAGTATTGGTTAATGATACCCAAAATGGTGCGGTTCGTGTAAACGAAAAGCGTCTAAATTTACAAGATATATTTGTGGCAAGTGAAATTTCAGTATTAATTGGAGTAGGTTCTGCAACAAGTACAAAAGCACCATTATATACTTACCCTAATGGTGTTATATTTACAAGTGCAACAGATGATGATTTATTGTCAATTTACAATGGCTCATTGAATTTAACAATTAACAATCAACAAGTATTACCAGCTTGGGACGTATATCGTCATTACTACGTGCCACAAACACAAGGTGGTGTTGGTATTACTGCACAAACTATTTTCCCAGTAGATCAAAACGATGGTAGCGAAAATGGATTTTATCCAGTAGAGCCAGGAATCGTATTTAATGGTGCTGCTAACATCAATTTCCAATTAACGGCAAATGGTGCACCAGCAACAATTTTAGCTAATAGTTTTATCTGCGTAATTCAAAGAGGTATCTTGTTACAAAACGTAACAACTGTTAAATAAAAATATGCTTTGGCGAAGCTAAACGCTACTGCCAGCGGTCAGTAACTACCGCTATTTTTTAAATTATTAAAAAAAAAGATATGCGTATTAAAAGATACCAAGCCGTAGAAATCAATGTACCAAGTGGAAGTACTTTAACTTTCTTTTTGTTCACTGACCAACCACAGCTAAGAAATGCTAAAATACAAGGTATTCAAGTATATACGCCTACTGCAATTACAAAAACGCCTTTAAGCGGTGCTACGCCAGTAACACTAGCAGATTTAAAGCAATCGTTTTTAACATTGTATCAAGGCGACTTACAAATTATATATAGACTACCATTGTTAGCGTTTAACAATATACAAGATTTAACAAGTCCACACGTTTGGGAATTACCTGAAATGAACGATATTGATATAAGCTGGACTAAAAGTAGTGTTACAACGGCAGCTGCATTAGGCACTACTGGTGTAACTTATAGTTTCGGAATTTATTATTATTTATAATATAGTTTTATTATGGCAGTTCAAAAAGCAATGACTACTGGAACTAACGGAGTTATGGACTGGTTTGACAGAAATGCAACCAGTCCGTACTACTCGGTTTGTGAGATAATTAGTCCTACAAAAAAAGAGTTACTATTTTCTTGTAATGAGGATAGTGTAGATAATGCAAGGCGAATTTTAGAAGAAAATATATCTGCGTTTGAACAAAACGGAGTTAATACCTTATATGCTTTAATCTTGCACCCTAAAAAAGACAAGACGGGATATATTACTATGAATACGCCAAGCCACGCAATGTTAAAATTTCGACCAGCAGAACTAGAGGCACCAATCTACGGAGTAGGTGCATATACTGGTGGGGGTGGTAGCAATCGTTATGAAATGGAAAAAATAATGGAAAAGCTAAATTTATTGGAAAGTAAGTTAGCAGAAGCAGACTTAGAGGAATACGAAGAAACGCCACAAAACCCAATAAACGCTATGCTTAGTAATATGGCTGCAAATCCACAAGTACAAGAGGCATTAATTAGCGGTTTAATTGGCGTAGTAGGTGGTTTTTTAAATAATGGCAAACAAATGCAAGGTGTAGCTGGAATAGGACAAGTTAATGAAGAAGCTATTTTAATATTGGATAGCTTAATAAAAAAAGGAGTTAGTTTAGAACATTTAAGAAAATTAGATGCTATGACTAATACCAAATTACAAAGTTTATTAATAATGTTATAATGGCAATAGATAAGCAAACGCAAAAACTTTTATTATATACTGCAATAGGTGGTGGTGCGTATTTTTTAATACTAAAGCCACTTCTTATTAAATTAGGTGTATTAAAAAGTGCATTAGAATTAGAACAAGATTATACTCAAAAAGTAAATATAGATGCGTATATTAATAATTCTATAAAAACACAAACGCCAACTAAATCAAAAGGGGAATGGCAGATTATAGCAGACCAAATATATAACGATCTAAAGTTTAGCGGAATTGCCGACAATAAAAGTGATGCTGGCTATCAAGTAGCAAGAGTACAAAATGATGCCGATATTGCTACATTAATACAAGTTTTTGGAATGAGGCAAGAAAGTTTTTTTGGTATTAATATTGGGGGACTACAAAATTTACCACAATTTATTATAGGTAATTTAGATAAAAGCGAAATAGCAAAGATTAACGATAATTACGCACGAAAAAATATAAAATTTAGATTTTAAATAAAGAATTATGAAAAATAAAAGTACAATGTTATTAGTAGGTATTGGAGTAGCTTAT